CTATACTGCGAGGTCGAGCTTGTCCTTGCTGAGCTTGCCGCCGAGCGCTGAATTGACGGCCGTGTAGACCACCTGCGCGACGCCCACGACGCCAGCCAGCACAACTCCCCAGCCATTGCCGTCGAAACCGCCGGTGGCGGCGATGGCGAGCGCACCGAGGATGATGCTGACGGCGAGGGAGAACAGGCCGACGTATTCGGATGGGATGTATTTCTTTACTGCCTGCACGATGGCAGGGCAGACGAGTGCGACGATCGCGGATGCGAGCGCCGTTGCGTTGGAGATGTCCATCTTGATCCTTTCTGGATGTTGTGGATATGGCTCCCGCAACACAAACGTTGCGGGAGCGTTTTATCTCAGCGGAGCACTTGGCCGGGGTGGATGATGTAGGGGTAGCTGAGGCCGTTGCGTTGCGCGGCCGCCTGCCATCCAGTCGCTCCGTAGATGGTCCACAGGCTCTCGCCTGCTGTGACCACGTGGGACGTGCCGACGACGTGCCCGCCGACGCTGGAGGCCGTGGACCCGCCGTAGCAGACTTGCTGACCGGGCCAGATGCGGTTGATGTTGCCGCTTGGCACGCTCCATGCGCTGGCCGGCGTGCGGCCGGTACGGCTGGCGATCGCTCCCATGGTGTCGCCGCTGGACACGACGACGCAGTAGGCTCCGCCGTTGTTTCCGGACACGCTGCCCGAGGATCCGGCGAGGCGCCGGTTGACGATGGCCATGACCTCCGTGTAGCGGCTGCCGAGCAGCTGGCGGCGTTGCGGGTCGTTGCCGTACTCGCCTCGGATCACGGCCGAGGCGAGTGTGTTCGCGTCGGCGACCGGGGCTCCGTTGGTCTTGTTGTTCGGCGGCGGCGTGGTCGCGTTGGGCGTGACGGAGGATGCCGGAGCGCCCGCGTACTTCGCCCAGGTCACGGCGTCGCCGTAGAACCAGTTGACGTCCACCGCGCCGCTGATGCCGCCGACTGCGCCGGAACTGGAGTACTGCCACGCGGCCGCGAACGGCCACGGGCTCACGGAGTACGGGACGGCTCCAGGATTCCGGAGCCTGTCACCGGCATAGCCTCGCGGATAGCCCGCGACCCACAGTCCGGCGTTCGTGGCCACGACGGCCGACCAGTCGCCGGTCGGAATCATGGCCGCGCTCATGTAGATCATCGGGTTGACGCCCCATGTGGACTTGACGCGGTTGACCCAGCGCAAAGCCCACCATGTCTGCTTGCCCCAATATCCGCCGGGAGCGGAAGGCTCCCAGTCGAGCACTGGGATGGCGCGGCCGACCATGCCGCGCGCCCGCGCCTCGGCCACGAATTTGTCGGCCTCGGCCTCCGGACTGCTGGTCTGCGGGCTGGCGAAGTCGTAGGCGCCCTCGCGGATGCCGTTGGCTCGTGCGGCGTTGACCTGGCATGTGGCGTATGGGTTGACGTATCCCGTGCCCTGATTGAGCTTGACGAACGCGAAGTTGACGCCGGACGACTTGGCCTGCGCGCCGTCCCAGCAACCTTGATAGCTGGCCGTGTCGATGCCGGTGTCGGCCATCGCGCATGGGGCGATGGCGAGGCATGCGGCGACGAGGAGCGCGACCATCGGCTGGCGGTAGCGTCGGCGCGGCTTGGCGTGCTTCGGTGTCCCTTTGTTGGCTGTTGTCATTCTTTTCCTTTCCTGTCTGTCAGTAATCCCAGTCGTCGGATGCGAGACGGCGGCTGTAGTCGGCTTTGAGCTGCGTGATGCGCACATGGCCGGCGCCGTTGTATCCGGCGGCGAGGTATCGTTTGCCGACCTCGAGCTGGTGTTCGTGCTGGGTTCGGTCTTGGGTGGCGGCGAAAAGCTCCGATCTCATGGCCGACTGTTCGATGCTGTTGAGGCGTCGGTTGTCGTTGTCGAGCTTCGAGCAGACTTTGGCGAGCTGGACGTCGAGTTTGGCGATCTCGCCGGCGAGACGGTCAATGTCGGCCTTGGTGGCCCAGCCCGCGTCGAAGCGTTTGGTGGCCCAGCCGACGATGCCTCCGCCGCACGCCGTGATGATGCTGACGATGATGGTGAGCCATGCCGGCGAGCTCATGTCACTCCCCCGTGCCCGCGTCGGGCTCGACCTGTCCCTCTTCCTTGACGCCGAGCGCGGCCTTGACGTCGTCTCGGATGGGGGCCGGCACCTGGTCGATGGTGCGCAGGCCGTTGCGGACGAGGGCCACGTAGATGGGGATCATCTTCTTCCTCACTGTTCACCTCCCATCGCTTCGTACAGGCTTGCGATCGCGTCGAGGCCGTCGAGCTGGAGCTGTTTGAGTTCGGCGATGCGCTGGCGGTCGGTCTTGGAATCCTCCTCGGCCTCGGCGAAGAGCTGGTCGGCCTGCTCGACGGCTTCCTGTTCGAGCAGGTTGTATCGGACGATGTAGGCTTCGCGCGCGGTCCACTGCTCGCCGGCGGGCTGGCCGTCGATCGGCGGGGTCTCGATCTTGGCGATGTCCCTGCGGATGCGGATGTCGGCGCCTCCGTCGGCGCGTGGATGGTAGTCCACCTCCGCCGGTTCGGCCGAGTAGGTCACGGTCTGGATCATGGTGTCTCCTTTCACGCCGCGAGGACCTTCCTCGCGCGGCGCATGGTCTTGTCGATGCCGTTGCGACGCCGATATGTGATCGAGTCGCTCCATTTGAAGTAGCCGTAGTAGCTGGCGAGCCGCCGGGCCAGCCAGACGGGGATGCTCTCCATCCGCCGTGCGCGGCGGAAGTTTCGGCGCGCTCTGAGGAAAACTCCGTGCCGGATGTTGACCCTGCCGTGCGGGCGGAAGGTGAAGCCGACCATGTCGATGGGTTCCAGCGCGAGCCGTTTGGCGTTCCACTCCGGATGCACGTCGAGGTTGAGGAAACGGCGCAGGTAGGCGGAGAGCATGCGCGCGGCCATGCGCAGATCCGCCTTCCCTCGGCCGATTAATAAGATGTCGTCCATGTAGAAGAGCACGTGGGTGACGAGCCTGTGCCTTACCACGGTGCCGTCGCGCCTGCGGCGGAGCTTGGCCAGGCGTTCGGTGGCGAAATGGTAGGCGTAGCTCAGGTAATAGTTGGCCAGCCATTGGCTGGCGTAGCTGCCGATGTTGAGTCCCTGCGTTCCGGCGTATTGGTCGATGAGGTGGTATGCGAGGCGCAGCAGCGTTTTATCGCCGACGTCCTTGGCGAGCAGGCGTTTGAGGGTGGTTCGGTCGATCGACGGGTAGCATTTGCGGACGTCGAGTTTCACGAACCATCTGCTGGAGCGTTGGCGGGTCCATCGTTTGATGGCCTTGCGCGCGTCGATGGTGCCGCGTCCTTCGACGCTGGCGGTCTGCCATCGGCCGATCTTGGCGTCGAGCATGGGCCTCATCGCGTCGATGGCGACGTGGTCGAGGATCTGGTGGTGGACGGATTCCCGTCCAATGACGCGGTGCTTGCCGCTGATCGGCTCGGTCCTGTTGAAATACCTGATGGTGGTGTCGTGGAAGCGGCCGGTGCTGATCTCCGACGCGATGGCCTCGGCGACGCGATCGAGGTCGGGATGGTGGTCGAGCCATGCGGCCACGTCCCTCCTGGACCGCTTGCCTTTGAGGTAGTGGTCGATGCTTTCGCGCACGAAGCGCGGGTCGGCCACTCTGGTGTGTTTGCAGTATGTTTTCATGAAGCTATCTGGACTATGGCGGCGTTCGGCCATGAGGCCTACCGGTCGCGTGCTTGGTTTGATTTTCGGCCTAGGTTGCCGTGGCTGGCCCTCTCGCGGGCGGCGGAGGGTAGTTGCGACGCAATGTGTTGTTTGTTTCCAGATTGGCGGCCCCCGTTGTTCCACCTGCGGTTGGCCGGATCGTTCCTGAGGTTCGAGCAGAACGCGCCGTAGTGCGCGCCGTCCCAGAGGTTGCCGAAGCGCCGAACGCCGATGTCCGGAGGCTCGCCGTCGCAAATCCCGAAGAATTGTCGCGGTGGAAGTGATGAGGGGGCGTTCGCCCCCTCGCTTCGCTCACCCCCACCGCTCTCGTCTACGCCTTCGAGCGGCCAAGCGCAGACAGGCGGCCCCCGTTGCTCCACCAGCGGCCGGCCGGATCGGACCAGAGGTGCGAGCAGAACGCGCCGCAGGGCGCGCCGCCCCAGAGGACGCCGAAGCGCCGGTGCATCTTGATGCCGGGCTGTTTGACCGGGTCGCCGCCGACGGCGTCGCACAGGCCGGTGGCGCTGCTTGCCCCGGTGCCGACGGGCAGCGGGATGCCGGCGGCGATGGAGAGGTCCTGGCAGTACTGCCATTGGCCGGAGGTCTTGTCGGTGAAGGCCGGGAAGTCTCCGATGCGCGTGTAGTCGGCGGTGACGGCGGTCTTGTTGGCCTTGGTGGTGTCGTAGGTCTTCCACAGTTCGCAGTGTCCTGCGGTGTCGGAGTCCTTGACCGCCTTTATGAGCGTGTCCTGTTCCCCCTCGTACATGCCGCAGAACAGTTCGATGTTCTGGAGCTTGACGGGCTGGTGCAGGACGTTGAGCTCGCCGTGCGGGATGCCGTCGGTGCCGAGGATCCGGTCGGTGGCGCCCGTGCGGTATGGCATGACGGATACGTAATCCTTGAGGTTGCCGGTCGGGTTGATGGTGGTGATGGCGTCGCCGTCGAGGTCGAGGGCCGTGTTGGTGGCGTCGATGACGGTCTTGCCGATGATCCTGCGGCATTCGGCGACGGAGTGGTTGCCTGTGTTGTTGCGTTCGCCGTCGGTGCCGACGTTGACGTAGTTGTCGATGTCGAATCCCGCCGCGTCGGCGGTGCTGACGATGACGCGGTGCGCGTTCGATTCGCCTTTGGTGACGGTGGCCTGCTTGGAATGGCTGAACATGCCGCCGAGCACGTCGCTGTTGGTGGTGGCCCATTTCATCATGAGCATGATCTGGATGTAAGCCGCGTCGGCGGATGTGAGGCCGCTGTAGCCTTTGCCGAGTTTCGCGGCACGGTCGATGTAGTCGTTCTGGCATCCGAAGTCGCGCGACGGCTGGATGCCGCTCCAGCTGGTCGGCTTGCCGTTGGCGTCGAGGCCGGCCATGTATTTGGCGTGCAGCATGCAGGCTCGTTCCGTGCCGTCGGGCAGGAGCAGGCCTGGCATCGGACTGAAGCCGGTCCATTTGCTGTCGGAGATGAGGATCTCGAGGCTGGTGGAGGTCTCGCGTACCGCGTAGTAGAGCGGCGGGGTCATGATCCATACGAGGCCGTTGCGCCCGTACTGGTCGTAATGCTGGTCGTGGCCCTCGATCGCGGTGACGTGCGGCTTGCCGTCGTCTCCGACGGTGGCGTTGACGTTCATGCATTGGAAGGCGTTGAGCGCGCGGTAGTCGTCGCGTCCGGCGGTGGTGTTGGTGGATTTCTCGATGACGAGGCCGGTGTTGTCGCGGGTCTTGACGCATGCGGGGCTGTTGGACGCGGCCCATTTCGGTTTCTGTACGCCGTAGACGGCGCCGGTGCGGTGCGCCTTCCAGTATTCCGCGATGTTCACGTATTCGCCTTTGGTGTCGTCGCGGGTCAGCGCGCGGCCCGTGTCGGCCTTGCCGATGGTGGCGTTGAGGCTCGCGGTGATGGCGCGGGCGAGGCCGTCGACGCGGACGACCTTCTTGGTGTCGACTGTCATTCCGGTTCCTTTCGTTAGTTGGCGAGGTGGGTGCCGGCGGCGACGAACTGGCTGATCCAGTCGATGTCCTCGTCGGTGAGTTCGGTGAGCGGGCTGGTCTGGCCGAGCGGCGCGAAGCTGCCGCCGTCGACGTAGCTCAGGTCGCTGTAGTTGGCGGTGTCGCTGCCGGTGGGAAGCTCGAAGTAGCGGATGCGCTGGACGGTGTCGCCGATCATCTCGGCCACCTTCCAGACCCACCTGCCGTCTGTGTTCTCAAGCTTCACCAAGGCTTTGCCCTGTCTGTCGAGGTCGACTTTGAACGGCTTCGGCAGGATCAGGTCGGTGCCGGCGAAGTGGTGGCGTTCCGGCTGGAAGATCAGCGAGCCGGCGGCGGGGTCGGTGGTGCCGTCGCTTTTGGGAAGGCGGATGCTGATGTTGATTGTGGTCGTGGCCATTTCGTTCCTTTCTCTAGGCCGTGTACCAGGTGGTATGCAGGTAGATCGGATTGTTGGACCCGTCGTTGCCTTGCTCGCATCGGATGGTGCCGTCCGTGCCGATGACCCACCACTGTGATGAGAAGTAGTGGTTGGGCGTCTTGGTCTGACGGTCTGGCCGGTAGCCTGCTGGGATGGTCGCGCAGACATATCCGGTCTGGAAGCCTCCAGTGCGTGAGATGGAGCCGTCGAGTGTGACCATGCCTCCGTCTTTGCGGATGGCAAGTGGCGGATTGTTTTGCTTCCAGCTGGCGTCGTTCGGTTGGAGCGTGGTCCATCTGCTTGCGCCGGTGGCGGGCGGGAGCAGGTGCGTGGCGATGGCGAGCGCTCCTTGGATGGTGATGAGGCATCGGTCTCCTGGGTTTGCGGTGATGGTTTCCGGTGTGGCTTGGATGTTGGTGAGTTTGGTGCCGTCGATGATGATGTCGACGGTGGTGTCGTGGGTTTGGATGATGGTGGCGATGCGGGTGGTGGTGTTTTGCGTGGTTGGTTGGTTGGTGATTTGCAGGCCGAGTTGTCGGCCTAGTTGTCGTGCGATGGTGGTGTCGGTGTTCATGAGGCTTCTCGGAGTTCGGTTTGGGTGGGGAGTCCTGGTTTGAGGGTGATGGTTTGTGTTCGGATGGCGTAGGTGCCGGTGATGTGTTGCGTGGGGAGGTCGAGGGTGATGGTGTCGCCGATGGTGATGGGTGCGATGATGTGTGTGCCGGTGACGCGGTGGATGGCGTGTTGGTTGGTGGCGAGGAGTTCGGCGGCTTTTTGGTTGGCCATTTGTTGGAGTTGTTGGTCGGTTTGGTTTTCGGGGATGTCGTCGTATCGGTATTTTTTGCTGATGACGCGGCCGCGGTTGGGGATGCTGGTCGGGCTGTTTGGGTCGGTGTCTTTGGCGGTGCCGATGATTTCTTTTTCCTGGCTGGTGTAGATGGCGATGATCTGGTTGGCGGTGTCGAAGGTTTCTCGTTCGTCGGTGGTTTGTTTGGTCCATCGGCAGGTTGGTCCTTCGGTGAATGTCCAGGATGGTTTGCGTCGGCTTGGGTCGGTGTATGGCTGGAGGATGACGTGGCCGTATGGGTCGGTGCGGCAGGTGGTCCAGCCGGCGATGGTGAGCAGGTCGTTGGCGATGGCGAGTTTGTTGTCGGTCTGGTCGTCGGTGAGCCCGTAGGTGAGGGTGGTGCCGGTGCGGTAGTCGCTGTTGGGGTGTGGGAGGACGGTGAGGCCGTTGCCTGTGATGATTTTCTCGGCTTCGGCGACTGGGTCGCTTCCGGCGGGGATGCTGATCGGGTTGGCGTATTGGTCGTCGGCGAGTTCGCGGAGGCGGCCGTAGAGGGTGAGCGGGATGGTGGTGGCCGGTCCGTTGGTTTGGCGTTTGTCGGCCGACCAGAGGTAGGTGCCGAGTGGGATGCTTTCGCTGGTCTGGTCGGCGTAGGTGATGTCTGCCCAGATGCGGAGCAGGTCGGTGCCGAACAGGCTGGAGCCTTCGAGGTCGAGGGTTGCCTGTTCGGTGACCGTGGTGTCCTGGTTGCGTTCGATGCTGCCGCCTTGGACGATGCCATGGACGATGCCTGTTTCGTTGCCTGTGTTTCGGTCGACGCGCATGACGCGGATCTCAGTATCGAATCGCATGGCGTGGTGGCGCTGGTCCATGGCTTGCCCCTTAGTTGTTTGGTTCCTCCCAGAGGATTTCGGCCATGTCGATGTCGAGCGTGGCCGTTGGTCCTTTGGCTTTGATGTGTGTGCTGATTTCGGCTTTGACGAAGGCTCTGGTGCCGTCGACGTTTCGCCACCATGCGTAGGTGTTGGCGCGGGCGAGGCGGCGGATGCGCTGGTAGAGCTGGCCGTCGAGGTAGTCGAGGGTTGTGCTGGCGGTGATCTGGTTGTCGAGCCGGCGGCTGGAGTAGCTGGCCGGCAGGTCGGTGTCGCTGCCGAGTTCGAAGTGGTATTCCTCGGTGTCGTGCGACTGTTTTTCGCCGATGTCGAAGCCTCCGCCGATGGGGATGGCTTCGCCCGCATCGGTGCCGAAGTTGAGCATGCACATGTCCGTGGTGACGGTGGTGGTGACGATGGTTTCGCTGACCGCTCCGCTGGCGGCGTGGGCCGTGATGCGGTAGCCGATCTTCCGGTTGAGCGGCGGGAGTCGGTCGATGGTCTGCCGTCCGTCTGCGAGGCGTGACGAGAGTGTCAGTTCGTCGCCGTCGAGGAGGCGGGTCACGGCCATCCATTCGGTCTTCGGCTGGCCGTCTTTCGGTGTGCCGGCGATGGCGGTGACCATGAGGCTGAGGTTGCTTCCGTCGATGTCGATGTTGGCGGTCGGTGCGGCTGGTGGGGTGTAGGAGACCGTCGCTCCTCGGCTGGCGGTGGTGGTGAGTGTGCTACCGCCTTGGACGGTGACGTCGATGATGAGTTCTGCGCCGTTTTCGGGCAGGTATTTCGACTGGTCGATGGTCAGGCTTCTGGCGGTGCCGTTGAGGTCGGTCTGGTAGACGATGGCTCCGTCCTTGCGGATGCGGACGCTCTGGTGGGCGACTCCGGTGGTGTCGGCGACCGACCATGCGATGTCGAATGGGCTGGCGGTGATGGTGGTTGGGCCGGTGACGGTGACGTTTGGCGGTGTCGCCGTGCGGATGGATGTTGGTTGGCTCCATTCGCCCCAGTCGGCGTGCAGGCCTTTGGTGCGGACTCGGATCTGCCATCGGCCGTTCGTGCCGGTATGGAGCCTGTAGGTGGTGGCCGTGGCGACGGATGCCGTCGTGACGGTTCCGTCCGGGTCGGTGAGTTCGATCTGAGCGGCGGTCTGGCTTGATCCGTCCGGATGGTTCGGCGTCCATCCGATGTCGAGCGTGAGCGGCGTGGCGAGGGTTGCGCCCTGCGCTGGAGCGGTGATGGTTGGAGCGTCCGGCGGGCAGATGGTGGTGATCTGGTTGGATTGCGTCCACTCTCCGGTGAGGATGCCTTTGGCCGCGTCGTCTCCGTAGATGGGGCGGCGTGCGCGTGCGCGGTATTCGACGATGCCTGCCGGGGTGTCGCTGTCGAGGACCTGTGCGGGTTTGCCGGCGTAGCTGCCGGTGGTGAGGTCCTGCCAGTCGCCTCCGGCGAGCCGTCGTTGGACGTCGAAGCCGTTGGCGTAGCCGCCGGATAGGTCGATGAGGATCTGGGCGGATTTGGCTCCGGTTTTGATGGCTTCGACTTTGGCTGGTGCGCGTGGCGTGGTGTAGATGACCGGCGAGTCGACGTGTGTGGAGTCGCCGGCCTGGTTGCGGGCGTAGACGGCGAACTGGTAGCGGCCGTTCGGTCGCAGGTTGGTCGCGTCGAAGTTGGTTTTGTCCCAGTTGAGGACGCCGGTGCCGGATCCGCCTTGCTGGTCGCTCCATGTGTTCCAGTTGCCGCCGTCGAGGGCGATGCGCTGGGCGATGAGGACCTGTTTCCATGGTTTGAGCGCGTTGTTGTCCCAGTTGCCTTGCCAGGTGATGGACGCCTTGTTGTCGCTCACACGTTTGAAAGACACGTTTTTCGGCGGGTTCGGTCGGTGGTAGTTGATGCCGCCGGTGTACACGCCGCAGCTGGAGTTGCTGGTGCCGGAGTTGGGGCCGTTCCAGTAGATGCTTCCGCTGCAGGTGATGTTGCGCGCCGATTCCGCTTTGGCGACCGTCAGGTCTGCGGCGAGGATGCACACCTCGCTGTTGACGCCGAGGTTTTTGTTGCCGGAGTTCGGGGTGTGCGCGACCTGCTGTCCGTTGATCCACGCCGTGGCCGCGACCCAGCCGTAGTAGTTCCATCCGTTGAGCGACTGCCACCATACCTCGACGTGGATGGTGTCGGTGGTGTCGGTGAAGCCGGTGACCCACGCCTTGACGTGTGTGCGCCAGTTTCCGCAGATGTTGCCGTATCCGTCGGCCATTGTGCATCAGCTCCTTGCGGTGATGGTCGCGCCGCAGGCGGAGACGAGTTCGGCGAGGAGCCGTTGGAGTCGTTCGTTGCCTTCGATGGCGCGGTTGTTGAGTGTGATGTTGTAGGTCGTCGCCGTCGGTGAGGCCGGCATCACTCCGGCCTGCGCGGAGAAGCGCATGTCGCCGGCGGTGATGGATACCGTGGCCTTGCGCAGGCTGTCTTTGAGCGCGTCGGCCGAGATTGTCGGCAGCGGGATGGTTTGCGGGATGGCGGCGGAGACCATGGCGTCGGCGGCGTTCTTGAACGCCGGAGCGCTTCGTTCGACGCCGATGGCGGCGCCTCTGCCGATCATCACGCCGACCTGGTCGCGGAAGACTCGCGATGGCGAGTGGATGCCGAGTTTGCTTTTGACCCAGTCGAGCGCGTTCTTCGCGGCGTTGACCGCCGCGTTGACGAGCTCGCCGGCGGCGGATGCGACGCCGCCGGCGATGCCTCTGATGATGTTCATGCCGACGCCGCCCCAGTTGACGCCGGTGAACGCGTTTTTGATGCTCGAGATGATCGCCGGGATCCTGCCGACCAATTGCGGGATGGCGGACACGAAGCCGGATGCGAGTGTGACGAGCATCTGCACGCCGGTGGAGAGGATCTGCGGCAGGTGGCTGGCGATGGTGTTGACGATGCCGGCGATGATCTGCGGCACGTAGGCGACGAGCTGCGGGAGCGCCTGCGCGAGTCCGGTCACGAGGGTGGCGAGCATCTGCATGCCGGTGGAGAGGATGTTCGGCAGGTTGGCGCACAGTCCGTTGATGATGGTCGAGATGATCTGCGGCACGTAGGCGACGAGCTGCGGCATCGCGGCGACGAGGCCGTTGACCAGGTTCATGACCATCTGCACGCCCTGCTCCATGAGCTGCGGGAGCCCGGTGGCGAGCGCGGTGATGATGGCCGTGATGATCTGCGGGATGGCGGCGGCGAGTGTCGGCAGGCTTGCGACGATGCCTTGCAGGAGTCCGTCGAGCAGTGTCAGGCCGGCGCTCATGAGTTGCGGTGCGGCGGCGATGAGGCTGGTCACGAGGGTGGTCACGAGGGTGACGGCCATCGGCATGAGCACGGGCAGGTGGGAGGCCAGGCTGGTGACGATGGTGTCGATGAGCAGCGTGCCGACCGAGACGAGCGATGGCAGCGCGGATGTGATGCCCTGGAGCACCATTTCGATGATGTAGGTGCCTGAGGAGATGAACTGCGGCAGGCTGGACTGGATCCATGTCTCGGCCTTGGAGAGGATGTCGGGCAGTGATGCGAACGCGGAGTTGATAACCCGTGACAGTTGTCCGCCCATCTGGCTGTTGATCATGCCGATGCCGGCGACGAGCGCGGCGGCGAGCGCTCCGATGCCGAGGAATTTGATGAAGTTTCCCGGTGCGAAGAATCTGGTGACGAGGTTGCCGATGGTGTCGAGGCCGGATTGGAGTTTGCCTCCGGCGGAGCCGATGGCGTTTTGCAGTGGTCCGCCGATGGCGTCGCCGAGTCCGCCGAAGATATTGCCGAACGCGGTTTTGAATGGTGCGGCGAGGCTGGAGATTTTGCCGGTGATGGCGCTGGTTTTGCCGCTGATTTTGGAGAGCGCGCTGGCGAAGGGGTCGCCGTCGAGGGTCATGGCTTCGCGGATGGTTTTGTTGAACAGTGGTTTTGTTTTGTCGCCGATGGCGGTGATGGCGCTGCCGAGTGGTGAGGTGTTGATTTTTCCGGCGGCGGTTGCGAGGCCTTTGGTGATGGCGTCGCCGATTTGTCCGGTTTTGGTTTTGATGCCGGTGGCCGTGGCGGTGAGGCCGGTGTACAGGCTGCTGTTCTCCCATTTGAAGGCGAGGTTTGCCATGCCTGGCGTGAGTTTCGTGCGGATGGCGTCGAATATGCCGTCGGTGGCGGATGCGAGTTGGCTGCCGCCTTGTCTAATGCGGTTGATGGCGTTGGCGAAGGGGTCGCCGTCGATGGCCATGGCGTCGCGCAGGCTTGGGTTGAGGTAGCCTTTGGCGTTGGCGATTTGGGTTTTGATGGCGTCGAAGGCTCCGCCGATGTCGCTGCCTCCTTTTTTGAGGTTGGCGATGAGGTCGGCGATGCCTTTGTCTCCGGATTTGCCGAGTTGGTCGAGGACTGAGACGATTTTGTCCGCGTTGCCTCCGACCGTGGCGAGGGTGGCGAAGCCGCCGGCGAGGGTGGCGGCCTGCGCGGCGAGGTCGGCGATGCTGGTTTTGCCGCTGGCGATGCTGTTGCCGAGGTCCTCGATCTTCTGCGCGGCGATGGATGCGGCGGTGTCGAGGCGGCCGGCGAACTGGTCGGCGAGTTTTCCGGTGGCGCTGGTGGTCTGGTCGATGATGGGGATGAGCTTGCCGCCTACTTTGGTGGCGGCGTTGAGGAGTGGGGTCTCGAACTGCGCGCCGAGTCGTCCGATGGCGGCTTTGACGTTGCCGACCATGCCGTCGAAGCTTTCGCCGGCGTTCTTGGCGGCGCCGCCGATGTGTTCCTTCATGGCGGCCTCGAAGTCGGCGAAGCTGACTTTGCCGTCGGAGACCATGTCGCTGGCCGCTTCGGTGGTGGTGTGGAAATGATCGGCCAGATACTGCAGGACGGGGATGCCGGATCCCATGAGCTGGAGCATGTCGTCACCCTGCAGTTTGCCTTTCGCGGCGACCTGGGAGAAGATCAGGCCCATGTCCTGGAAGCTGCGGCCGCTGATCTGGGCGGCGTCGCCGACCGTGGTCAGCACTCCCTCGAGGTCGCCGCCCTGCTTGATGCCGGATGCGACGAGCGTGGCGGCGACGCTTGCGGCGTCGCCGAGTCCGAAGGCCGTGCCTTTGACGGAGGCGAGCGCGTTGCCCATGATCTTGTCGACGCTGGCGGTGTCGTATTTGAGGGCTTTGAGCTTGGTTTGGGCGCGTTCGATGTTGAGCGCGCGGTCGAAGCCGCCTTTCGCGGTCAGGCCGGCGATGCCGGATGCGATGCCGGCGATGGTGCCGACTCCGACTTTGCCGATTTTGCCGAACGCGCCGCCGATGGTGGAGATGATGCTTTTGCCGCTTTTTTGGGTGCCGCTGGCGGTGCCGTCGCTGATGGAGCCTTCGATGGCTTTGCCGAGGCCTTTGGTGCTTGGGCTGATGATGATGTAGCCGGTGCCGAGTTCCTGCGCCATCGTTGGCTCCTTCGCTTTTCGGTTATCCCTCGTTCATGTAGTCCTCCGGCAGGCCGAGGCGGCGGTTGAGCAGTGCGCGCCGCCTGTGGTCGTGCCGGTGTTTGGGCGGTGTCGGCTCCGAGAGGAGCGTGTCCGGTTTCGCCCAGTCGGGCGTGAGGTTGAGTTTCGACTGGCCCTGGTTGATGGATTGGACGAGTTTGTCGGTGTCGTCCGGGACGTATGCCCAGCCGGCGAGTGCGGCGAAGCTGTGGCTTCGCCGGTTCTTGAGGATTTCCCTGCACATCGGCCATGCGATGTTGAGGGGCGTGGTCTTCAGGTCGAGGGGCTGGTGCCAGACTTGCATCCAGTCGTATTGCAGGGCCGCCCGGTGGTCCTGCCAGAGGGTGATGAGGATCAGGCTTTTGGGTCGGTCTTGCCTGCCTGCGCCCATGCGTCGATGATGCGGCCGATGTCGGCGATCTTGTCGCCGCTCTTGGTGTCGAGTTCGCGTTCGATGAGCGGGTATTCGCGGACGAGGTAGGTGAGGATGGTGGCCATGAAGTTGATTTTTTCCTCTTGGGTGAGGTTCTTCCATCCTCGGCTGACGGCGGTGAGGCCGACGATGATGACGCTGGTCGGCAGGTTCGCGCTGTCGTCGAGGCGTGGGAGGTCCATTTTCACGTCGCCGTATTGGATGTGGACGGGGCGCGCCTCTTCGGGGTCGGCGATGGCTGTGGGTGCGATGGTCTGGATGTTGTCGGTCATTGTTCGCCTTTCTGCGATGCGCCGGCTGCTTGTGGGTGGGTGGGCCCCGCCGTCGGCAGCGGGCGCGGGAACGGCGGCGGGGTGTGGGTTGAGGGTCAGACGTCCATGGGGAAGCCGTAGAGCTTCATGAAGTATGGCGTGTCGGCCACGTCTTTGTAGGTGCGCAGGGTCATGCCGAAGTTCATCAGGTCGCTGACCTTCCATTCGATGTCCTCGCGTTCGTTGACCTTGCATTTCGGCGCGTGCAGGAGCAGGAGGTGGTCGGATTGGGTGACGCCTGCGACGACGTACTGCGCGGTCTTGTTGCATTCCACGTGGTCGATGGTCAGGCTGCCGTCCGCGCCGACGGATGCGTCGAAGTACGTTTCGACGACTTCCTTCTTCGATTCGAGGCCGGTGAAGCCGATGGTCCAGTATCCGCCGGAGCTCCAGGAGAGCACGTTGTCTCCGTTGTGGGCGGTGAAGTCGTTGGTGTCGCCGTCCTCCGGGTGGATGGTGATGCCGTCTTCGGAGAAGTAGCCGAACGGCTTCTTTCCGGATGTGGGACGCCAGTCCTTGCCGAAGGTGCCGATGTTCTCTCCGACGTCGTACCGGTAGATCGCCGCCTCTTTGATGAGGTTGACGTAGTTCTTGTTGTTGCCTTCGGACGCGAAGCTCAGGCCGGCGGCGCCGGCGGCGAGCAGCTGCGCCTCGAGGGCGGCGGTGTCGTTTGCCATTGGTGTGGCTCCTTTGTTTGTGGTGTTGGTCATGCGGCTTCGACGGTGAGCAGGATGACGGTGTAGGCGAAGTCCTGCCGCAGGTCGTCGTCGTGTGTCTGAAGTGGTCCGGATTCGACGCTGGCGTCGATGAGGGGCCGCTTGTGCCGGTTGTCGAGCAGCCATCGGCAGATGGTTTCGCTGAGCGCCTGGGCTTTGGGCCAGTCGCATGTCCTGCCGTCGTCTTGTGGCGCGTACACGCTGGCGCGCAGGCGCATGTACTGGCTGACCGCCGTCGGATAGGCGGCGCGGTCGAGCGCGAGGCGCACGCGCGGCATGGTCGACGAGGCGGGCATGTCCCAGCCGATGGCCGCTTCGGGGATGGCCTGCGCGAGTCCGTCGAGGATGAGGCCGCTTGGGTCCCTGCCGATCGTGTTCATACGCTCACCTGGCCGAGGATGCGGGTGAGTGTGCCGTGTTTGGCTTCGAGCGCGACCGGTGCCGTGGCGACGACGTTGCCGTGGCTGGCATCGTCGTTGCGGTACACGGTGATGCGCGGGTCTCCGGCTGCGGCGCGTTCGACCTGGGCCTGCACGTTGTCGAGCAGGGCCTTGTTGTGCAGGAGCTGCCGTTCGACGTTGCTGCGGTTGAGGACGAATCTGATGTTGCTCATTGGTCCTCTCCTTCCTCGGCGTGGATCTTCACGCCGATGCCGGTGTCGCCGCGCTGCCAGACCTCGGGTGTCCGGGTGACGCGCATGGTCCGGCCTCGGACGGTGAGCAGGTCGCCGACGAGGATCCCGAACGGCAGGCCTCCGCGGTGGTAGAGGTTGCAGCCGTGCGTGATGGTGCGTCGTCCGGCGGTGTCGGTGAGGTCGTATGCGCATGGCTCCACGAGCGCCTGGATGGCGCCGACCGTGGACGGCGCGCCGGTGGTGCGGCGTCCGTCGGTGGTTGTTTCGTCGGCTCGGGCGACGGTGATGGTTTCGGTCGGCGGTGTTCTCATGCGCCTCCCGTCATGGCGATGGTGAACATGCGGCCGCTGCCGGCACTGGAGAGGTCGGCGAGTTCGCTGGATGTGAGGTACAGGTCTCCGTTTGGGTTGCTGTACGACCAGCTGTCGGCGAAGGGGCCGGTGGTCTGTGATCCCTGGCTGAGTCCTTCGGGGTTCGTCTCCTCGGCGACCATGGCGCGTTTGACCATGTTGCAGCAGATGTCCTTGCAGATGCCGGGCTCGGCCTCCTCCGCCTGCGCCCATGAGGGGCATTGCAGGCGGATCTTGCGGCTTGCGGCGGCGAGGAGGCGTGCGGCCTTGGTTTTGTCCGTGTCGTCGAGTGTCCGCCAGATCTCCTCGAGGTCGGCGACGGTGGCGAAGGGGTCGGCCATGGTCATGCCTCTGTGACGTGTTGCTCGCCGGTGTCGATGTCGCGGGTGACGGTCACGCGCGTGCCGTCCGGGCGGAAGGTGTCGAATCGTTCGCTGCGGTGTCCGACGGGAGGAAACGGGGCGGGCTCCTCCGGCTGTGGGTCCGGAGTGGTGGCGGGCTCCTCCGGCTGTGCTGGGGTGTCCCCGCCGATTTCCTCGGCCGGTTCCTGCGGGGTGACGTCGAGCTTCTCAGCCATTGACGACTCCCTTCAGTCGTGCTGCGGCCTTGCCGGAGAACACGCCGAGTCCGCAGTAGAACTCGATGCGGGTGCGGTAGGCGGGCTTTTCCTGCAGCTGGCCGAGATCCTCGACCTGTACGCCGCCGTTGGTCAGGCCGGTGACGCCTTGGTCGCCCTCACTCGAACCGAACTTGACGGCGTAGATGCTGGTGGTGGTGGAATTGGTGCCCTGCGTCTCGTTGTTGTCGAGGATCTCCTTGCCGGCGGTGGTCTGTCCGGCCTCGAGCAGCGGGATGCCGTTCCACTGCATGACGCGCTTGCCGACGATGTCCTGCTGGAGGGTGGTGTCGTAGGAGATGTGGCGCATGGCGCTGCCGATCTTGCGGATGATGGCGGCGGAGGCGTAGATGGCGCCGTTGGTGGGGTTGATGCCGGGGACTGCGCCGAGCAGTTCATCGAGCTTGTCGAAGAACCTGTGGATGTCGGCGTTGGAGTCGCCGAGAATCGGCATGCCGTTGGTGGCGGCGTCGATGACCTGCTTGCCGGTGAGGCGCTTCTTGAGGCCGTCGAAGCTCTTGGTGTCGACGGTGGAGTCGCCGTTGAAGAAGGTTTCCTGGTACTTGTAGCTGATCGCCTTGACCTTGAGCGTGGTCTGTTCGGCGCGCTGGTCGTTGACGTTGCTGCGGGTCTGCTGGATGAACCTGTCGACGTCCGCGTCGCCGCCGAGGATGACGAGCCGCTCGCTCTTCTGGTTGAAGGTGCCGGTGGACTCGGTGTAGGACTCGTTGACGCCTCGGAAGGCAACGCCCGGAAGGGTGGCTTCCTCGTTGTAGGCGTAGGCGTTGCCATCGATGTTCATTAGGGGGATGCGGTCGAGGATCGGGCTGACCTGCGTGAAGGTCTCGAGGACGCCCTTGGCGAGGGTGTCGGTGGAGAGCTTCGCGGCCTCGGTGAGGTTGAGTGCCATGGTTGTGTTCCTTTCTGATGGTTATTTGGCCGCGTAGGCTTGCGAGAGGAGCTGCAGCGGCGTCATGCTGCCAGTGGTTGCGGTGGCCGTTTTGTCGGCCGGTGGGGTGGGCAGTCCGGGGTTTGGCATGAGACTGTCCTTGAGCGCCTTCGCGTTCGCTTTGAGTTCGTCTCCGTCGCCTTTGAGCCGGTCGATGACGTCGCGGTCGAGGCCGGTGTCCTTGGCGATCTGGCCGATGAGGGTTTCGCGGGCGGCGGTGGCCTTGAGCGCGGCGATCTCATTCGTCAGCGATTCGATCTTCTTGTCGGCCGCTTCGAGCTTCGCTGCGTTGTCGCTTTCGTCGGCGTCGTATTTGGCGGCTTTGGCCTTGTATTCGTCGTATCCGGCGTATTTGGCTTCGAGTTTCGCTTTTTCCTCTTCGACGCGGGCGGCGAGCGCGTGGCTGAACTCCTTGGCGTTGTCGGTCGTGGTGTTCTTCGCGTTGTCGCCTTCGCCGTGGGTGTTCTGGCCTGCGGGTGGTTCGCCTTCGCCTCCTTGCGGTTCTCCGCCTTCGATGAGGAGGAGGTGGCGCATGAGGTTGCGGCGGCGCTGGATGATGAAGTGCATTGGTGCTCCTTTGGTTTTTGCGCACGGTTAGCGACGCGGCGTGCGGGGTCCGCGATGAGTGGCTGGCGCAGGATTCGGACCTGCGTGGCGCGTGTGGCGCGGCCGATTTACAGTCGGCTCCGTTCGGCCTCTTCGGTAGCCAGCCTTGGCTGTGCTATAATTGATGCTGATAAAGGTCTCATTGACACCATTTGGTGACATTGAGGCCTTTATCGTGCTCTGGCGAGTTTTCCGTCGTGGCGGATGATGTAGACTTTTCCGTCGCGGAAGGCCAGGCATCTTCTGATGCAGGCGATGAGGTCTTCATCTGACATTCCGTCGTTTTCGCTGTTGTCCATGACGACCGTTTTGGCGTCCGGTTTCTTCGATGTCGATTTCAGATGAGAGTTGATGGTGTTTGTCGATGATGTGTTTTTCAGCGTCTTGATCTCGATGCCGTTTTCGAGATCCGCATATCCTATGTCGTGCGTGCCTTTGCCGTTTTCGTTGGGGACCTTCTTGACGTCGATCTTGAAGGTTGCCTTTACTCCGTTGTCGGCGAGGCGCTGCGCAGTTCGTATTTCGTGCGGGCGGATGTCTGATATTTTCCTCTGGAGTTCCGGAGGGTTATAACCGACCGCTGGCGGTGTGCCGGTGTTGAGCCATGTGCGGTCGCGCCATCGCATTTCGGCGAGTTCGAGGTCGCGTTTCCATTTCTTGTATTCGGGGGCTTTGGCTTTCTCCTTGTCGGAGAGGGCTGAGAGGTAGTCCTTGTACTTGTCCTGAGTAGTGAGGTTGGATATGGTGTCGGCGCATGACTTGTATTGCCTGTAGAGCGCGTCCGGATCATAACCGGCGATGTGCCGCTCTCCCCATGACGGGACGACGTTGCAGTCGCATCGGCCGTTGTGGAAGCCGCCGCCGAGGCTGGCGGTCTCGCGTGTCAGGTATACGAAGCCGCGGGATGCGAGCATGACGCAGAACTCGCACGTCTCCCCCACCGGCACCCTGGCCCATCGCGGTTTCGATGGGTCTGATCCGATTTGGTCGAGCATGCCGATGCGGCTGCTTGTGGAGACGACGTGCCGCAGGTACGTCTTCCATTGGTCGAGGTCCGCGTGTTTCGGCCAGAGGTCGTCGATACGCAGGCCGTATTTGTTGTGGACTTGGCCGTTGGCGTCGGGGATGACGTCTTCGTATCTGAGTCCTGGATAGTCGGTGTTGTTGGAGCCTCCGGCGAGTTTCCAGACCGCGCGGCCGGCGTCCGGGAGTGGCTGGCGGTCGAAGTCCGGCAGGTCATTGCCGAGGTAGTTCGACCATTCGCTTCGGATCTGCTCGAAGTAGTCGGCGGCGGCCTGCGCGGCCTTGTCATTGTAGCTTTCCACTTCTTTGCAGGCGGCTTCCCATCGGCTTTCGTCGTCCGGATACCAGTGCTCGTCTCCCCATATCGAATCCAGGCTCCATCCTGATTCGAGTTTGAGGCGTTCGAGTCGTTGCAGGTAGGCGTCATGCAGTTGGTCGAGCCGTTTGTCCAGGGCTTCCTGCGTCTTCGGCAGCTGGCTGTCCGTTTGCATTGTCGGCTCCTTGCTGCTGGGTGGCTATGGTCTGGTCGATGCGGTCGAGCGCCTGCTGTGCTCGTTTGGCACGTTGCTCGCGCCGGAGGGTCTGGCGTTGCCGGTCGCTCAGGTCGAGCATGTCATAGGTGACGTCGCTGTCAGCCGGCAGGATGTTGGCCCCGACGAGCTTCACGGCCGCATCCGCGGCAGCGGCGCGGCTTGGCGTTGCCGGGTTGCGCCATTGGCTGGACACCGCGACG